AATATGTGCAGGCAAACAGGTAGATCTTGCAGGTGGCAACCACTACATCTTGTGGTTTGCAAATACTGCATAGCTCCTACAAAAGCTAAGTCGTTGTAATGATTAAACAATATTGCATAGTTAACATAATGTATATTATGCGTATTGGGTTTTGCCATGCATTTTATGCATACCACCCCCCCACCCCCCGACATTTTTGCCGCCGTTTCTATACACGTATAATACCTGCGAAGCAGGGAGCCTTATGCACTCTGACTTAACTCCTGACCAGCATGCAATGCTTGGTCACTTAACAGAGCTACGGAGAGGCGTTGTGAGTAGCGATAGTGCGTCTAAGCAGTTAGAGTGTGCGGTATTGCTTTTGGATCTGTACGAGGCTATCCTTGAGTTACATGGTATATTGATTTACGAAGATCAAAAAGAGGTTACGAAGCAGTGACGCATATCGAGATACCGTATGAGCCTAGGCCGTTACAGATGTCTTTGCATAATGAGATGCAGGTAAAGCGGTGGGGTGTTGTTGTGTGTCATCGTAGGTTTGGCAAGACTGTATGGGCTATTAATCATTTATTAAGGGATGCATTAGTTTCTGGTAAGTCTAACCCCCGGTATGCCTATATGGCGCCCACCTATCGCCAAGCAAAGAATGTAGCTTGGGATTATATAAAACATTTTGCTGGTGGTATACCGAATGTGAAGTTTCATGAGACAGAGCTTAGGTGTGATTTGCCTACAGGGGCTCGGATAAGCTTACTCGGTGCAGAAAACCCTGATAGTTTACGTGGTATATATTTAGATGGTTGTGTCATGGATGAGGTTGCTGACATGCCTGAGAATGTATTTCCGGAAGTGTTGCGCCCGGCTTTATCTGATCGTAAGGGGTTTTGTATTTTTGTAGGTACGCCTAAAGGTCATAATGCTTTCTATGATTATTATGAACAGGCGTCATCTGATGAAGATTGGTTGAGTGCGGTTTATAAGGCTTCTGAGACAGGGTTGTTGGATAAGGAAGAGTTAGATGCTGCTAGGGGTATGATGACCCATGATCAGTATATGCAAGAGTTTGAGTGTAGCTGGAATGCAAATGTGCCAGGCGCTATTTATGGCAAAGAGTTAGAAACAGCTACGACTGAGGGTAGAGTAACGAATGTACCTTATGACCCGGCCCACAAAGTAGATACCTGGTGGGATCTTGGAATTGGTGACTCAACATCGATATGGTATACCCAGACGGTTGGCAGGGCTGTGCATGTTATAGATTATTATGAAAATAGAAATCAGGGTTTGCCGCATTACTGTCAAATTTTAAATCAGAAGAATTATTTGTATGGTACGCATAACGCGCCGCACGATATAGAGGTGCGTGAATTGGGTAGCGGTAAGAGCCGAAGGGAAGTAGCCTGGGATCTAGGATTAAATTTTAGGGTGGTTCCTAAGCTTCCTATAGAGGATGGGATACATGCGGCGCAAATGTTGATACCCCGGCTTTGGTTTGATCGTGAGAAGTGCAAGCAGGGTTTAGAGTGTTTGCGGCAGTATCACAGGTCATACAACGATAGGACAAGATCATTTAGAGCTAACCCGGTGCATGATTGGTCTTCTCATGCAGCTGATGCGTTTAGGTATTTTGCTGTAGGGCTCAGGGAAAGTGGGCCGACAATGAAAGCGCCGCAAATGCAAGCGATGTCAGATTATGACCCATTTGCAGCTTAATTATAAATTAGCCAGGTATACTGATGCTGCTGAAGTAACAGAAGTTTGTAAAATGTTTCATGCGGAGAGTTGGCAACGATTTGCTGACTTTGACTTTGATAGAATGCAGCAATGGGTAACGGAGCGCATTGATATGGATGACAGTGAAATATTTACAGCATGGGATAATAATTTGTTAGTTGGATGTCTTGTTGGAATGGCGTATTATTACCCATATTCAAAAACACTAGTCGCAGGGGATTATATCTGGTATGTTGTACCTGAGTATCGAGGCGGCATGATTGGGGTGCGGCTTATGAAGATGTTTGAAGAATGGGCGCGAGGTGTTGGAGCAGTTAACATTTGTACTGGCGCAACATCTGGCATAAATAGTGAAAGGGGCGCGTTATTATTGCAGCGTCTAGGTTATAGTCCAGTTGGGACTTCTATGCAGAAGGATTTAAGATAATGTGTTTTGGTGGTGGAAACGTAGGTGTTGCGAAAAGTGCAACAGATCCTAATACTGGCAAGGTTGGCTCTGGAAGAGTAGGTGTTCCTATTTCTGAAGAAATGGCTCCAAGAAATTCAGCGCTTGATGATTTAAAAATGGATTTAGGTATTAAACCTAAAAACGTAGCATACTATCGTGATTTGCCAGAACGTCAGAGCAGATCTAAAGAAGCTATGAAAGCGTTGATGGCAAAAGCTAATGAGTCAGATGATAGGCCGGCTCCAGCGCCCACACCAACACCAGAAGTAAAACCTGTTGCTGAAGCACCAGAAGTTCCACAAGCTCCATCTATGACAACGGCTGAAGTGCAAGCGCCGCTTAAAGAAGAAGAAGTTGGAGTTGGCACTGCTGCTAGTGGAGAAGCGGAAGCTGCACAAATTGAAGCAGAAGCAGGTGGAGAAGCTGAAAAGAAAGTTGCAGGTACAGCAAAAACAAGTAGGCGCAGCACAGTGCAAACTTCTGCACAAGGTTTATTAACTGAAGCTCCAACACGTAGGCGCAGGGCGCTTATGAATAAAATGATTGCATGATGTACGGTAAAAAAAATATTGCCGGCGAAATGGGTGCTAAAGCTTCTCAGCCAGCCAAGCGCAGATTTGATATGACTGTAGACCCATTAGAAAGACTAAACCAGAAGATGGCTGGGCGAACGCATGGTGGTTTAGCTATGGGTAAGGATAAGAAAAAAAAGAACCCCTCTTTAATGAATAGTATTGGAATGATGTAATGGTACAAGTAAATCCGCTTATTGCACAGTTAGACCGTAGATATAAAACATTAAACACACAACGATCTAATTGGGAAAAGCATTGGCAAGAGCTTGCGGATTATATGTTACCGCGAAAAGCTGACATCACAAAGAAGAGAACCCAAGGGGATAAACGAACTGAGCTAATTTATGACGGTACAGCAGTACACGCTGTAGAATTACTTTCGTCCTCTTTGCATGGTATGCTCACTTCCCCTAGCTCCCCTTGGTTCTCGATGCGTTACCGCGATCCAGATTTACAAAAAGATGACATGGCAAATGAATGGTTAGAGTTATGTATGGATCAAATGTACAAAGCATTTAACCGGTCAAATTTTCAACAAGAGATACACGAGTTGTATTATGACTTGGTTGTTTTTGGCACAGCGGCATTGATGGTTGAAGGTGACAAAGACGGTATAAGGTTTTCTGCCCGGCATATTGCAGAAATAACTGTTGCAGAAAATGCTAACGGCGTTGTTGATACAGTGTATAGAAAATTTAAAATGACTGCTCGCGCTGCTGCTCAAAGGTTTGGTGAAGATAAACTACCGCAACAAATGACTAAAGATCTTAAAAACGATCCGCACAAAGAGCATGAAATTGTGCATGTTGTTTTTCCTAGGGGTGAATCAAAAACCAAACTAGCTAGAGGCAAACCAGTAGCATCTGTTTATTATCACGCTGACTCAAAGCATTTATTATCAGAAAGTGGGTTTGACGATTTTCCATTTATGGTTCCACGTTTTGTAAAAGACAGTGTAAGCACCTATGGACGTTCGCCGGCTATGAATGCGTTGCCAGATGTTAAGATGGTAAACAAGATGTCTGAAACAACGATACGCGCTGCGCAAAAACAGATTGACCCACCGCTGATGGTTCCAGATGATGGTTTTGTATTACCAGTAAGAACAACACCGGGCGCACTAAACTTTTTTCGTACAGGTACAAGAGACAGACTAGAGCCGTTACAAATCGGCGCAAACAATCCACTGGGTTTAAACATGGAAGAGCAAAGGCGTAATGCAATACGCCAGGCGTTCTATGTAGATCAGTTGCTTATGTCACAAGGCCCAGCCATGACAGCAACTGAGGTGTTGCAGCGCAATGAAGAGAAAATGAGGCTCCTCGGACCTGTCCTGGGCAGGTTGCAATCGGAACTGTTGCAGCCTTTAATCTCGCGGTCTTTTGCGTTGCTGCTCCGGAACGGTCTCCTCCCTGTCGCTCCGGAGCAACTACAGGGCCAAGACATTGACATTGAGTATGTGTCACCATTGGCAAAAGCACAGAAGCTTACAGATCTACAGTCTATGCTTAGAGGTTTCGAAGTTATGATGCAGGTAGCAGAGATTGCTCCTGTGATGGATTATCTGGATAGCGATAAGCTTGTGCAGTACTTAGTTGAAGTAACTGGTTTACCTGCGCGTGTTATAAGAAGTGATGAAGAAGTTGCACAGATGCGTAGGCAGCAAGCACAAGCGGCTGAACAGCAAGCAGCTATGGAACAGCAAATGATGCAAGCAGAACAAGCTAATCAGGTTGCGCCTTTAGTTAAGGCAGTAGGTGGTTTAGAGCAGTGAAAGAATTAGAGCAGTTAAAATTATCATATCGCCGCACGTTTAACACAGATGACGGTGAAAAAGTATTACAAGATCTCAAATCAAGGTTTGGTTATGAGACTACAACATTTTCGGGCAATCCTTATGAAACTGCATTTAACGAAGGTCAGCGAGCAGCTGTGCTGCTGATTGTCCGAATGCTGGCTGAAGGGAAGGAAGTAGGATGAGCGAAGAGGCAATCCAAGATACAGGATCTCAAGAAGCTGTTGTAGCAGATGCCGCACCAGTTAGCTTTTTAGAAACATTAGACGAGCAATATCGTAACGAACCAATGTTTAGACACATAACAAGCGTCAACGACATGGCAAAAGGTTACATGAACGCGCAACGCATGGTAGGTGCTGATAAGGTTGCTATACCGGGCAGTTCTGCGACTGCTGATGATTGGCGAGCGGTTTACCAAAGACTTGGGGCTCCAACAGAAGCTAGTCAATATGAGCTTGGCAAAGATATACCATTAGAAGATTCATATGTTAATTCTTTTAGGGAGTATGCTTTTAATGCTGGCCTTAATGGTCAACAAGCAAATGTTATGATGGATTTTGTGAAATCTGCTGTAAATGATATGAATGAAAATTTTTCTCAAGGTGCAGAAGAAGCGCAGTATGCCGCTGAACAAGAATTACGTCAAGAATTTGGTCAAGCTTTTGAACAGCGTTTAGAAGTTGCACAGTTAGCTGCTAAACAGTTATTAGGCGGCACAGAGATGTTTGATGAAATAAAGCTTGCTGATGGCCGCATGTTAGGCGATCATCCAGATATAATTAGAATGTTTTCTAATCTTGCAACGCAAATTGGAGAAGACAATATTGAGGGTTCACCTACAGAAATGATTATGACGCCAGAAGAAGCTAGTAGGCAACTTGCTGACATCACTAGACTTGATGGCCCATATGGTGATAGAATGCACCCACAGCACGATGAGTACGTACAAACTGCGTTACGACTTCGTGACTTCTTATAGTGGATAACCGAAAGGCCCACTTGTAAGCTTGTAGCCAAGCGGAGTAGCTACCCTAAGTAGCAGCAAGGCCTCGCAAGAGACAACCAAGCGCAGCAATCATTAACTGAAACAAAAGTAGGAGAGACAAATGTCTACCCAAATTACTACAGCTTTTGTCAACCAGTTTAGCGCTAATGTCCAAATGCTATCACAGCAGATGGGTTCTTTGCTGCGTAATGCAGTAGATACAGAAAGCGTTAACGGTGAGAAAGCTTTCTTTGACCAAGTAGGACAAGCTGCTGCTGTTCTACGCACAAGTAGGCACCAGGATACGCCATTAGTTGATACACCCCATACGAGGCGAATGGTGACAATGTCAGACTATGAGTACGCTGACTTGATCGATGATAGCGATAAAGTACGTTTGCTTGTAGATCCAACATCTACGTATAGCCGTGCAGCTGCTGCTGCTATGGGTCGTGCAATGGATGATGTTATCATCACTGCTGCACTTGGCACATCGCAAACAGGTAAAGACGGTTCAACATCAACCACACTACCAGCCGGGCAAAAAATTGCTCATGGTTCTGCTGGTTTGACTATTGCTAAACTAGTATCTGCTAAAGAGCTACTAGATGCAGCAAGTGTTGATCCATCTATTCCACGGCACATCGTTGTTTCACCAAAACAGATTTCTGATTTGTTGAACAATACAACTGTCACAAGTTCTGATTTCAACACGGTCAAAGCTCTGGCTCAAGGGGAAATTTCAAGTTTTGTAGGGTTTAACTTCATAGTAAGTAACCGACTAAACACTGATTCAAACTCTGATCGCCAAGTTATTGCGTTCGCGCAAGACGGTATCAAGCTAGCTGTTGGTAAAGAGCCGGCTGCTCGTATTGATGAACGTGCTGACAAGTCATACTCAACGCAAGTCTATTACTGCCAAACCATCGGGGCAACTCGTATGGAAGAGGAAAAAGTAGTAGAAATTGCGTGTAACGAATAAGGAGATTGACTAATGGCTACTGTTTATTCAACACA